GGTGCGATGCGTCACGCCGGCCTTCTGCGGAGACGCCTGAGAAGCGCCTGCCATCTTGCCCGACGGACCACCCTGCAGAAAGTCGGGCCCCTTGCCCTTGCCGCTCGACTGCTGGGCGGTCTGGCCCGGCTTCTGCGGCGCAGCGCCGGAGAACTTCTGCATCTTGCCGGAGCCGCCGGTCTTCGGTGCGAAGCCGCCAGCCGGCTTCGACTTGAACTGCTTGCCTGCGTTGACGGACTTGGCCATCTCGCTCTCCTATGTCGGCCCTTGGGCCGGGTTGGGTGGTGTGCCCGGGGCTGCTCCCGGCGTGGCACCGACCACGTTGGTGTTGGGCGCCTGCGGCGCGCCGGGCGGTGCGCCCGGAGCGGCAGGTCCGCCGCCCGGAGGTGCGCCCGGAGGTGCGCCGGGAGGACCGCCCATCTGCTGCGCCTTGATCTCGTCGTCGGGCGGGACAATGTCCTCGCCCGGCAGGCCGATGCCTTTCGACACCTCGCGCAGCACCGTAGCACGGCCGCGGACGCCGGTGATCTGGCTGTCGATCGGGTTGGCGGTGATCTGCAGGAACTCCAGCTGGCGCTGCCGCTGCGTCTCGCGCTGCATGGCGACGTTGACGCCGAGCACGGCGATGTTCTCGTCGCCCCTCAGCATGCCGGTCTGGTCGGTCAGCATGATCAGGTCGTAGAGCTCGGTGATCGACGGCTCGATGATGTCCTTGTCGATGTTCGAGGCGACGGTCTGCAGGATTTTGGCAGCGTTGCCCATCAGCATGGCAAGGCCAGAAGCCGTACGGCCAGCGCCACCCAGCCGCTCAGAGCCAGTGATGTAACGAGGAATGGCAGATAGTTCGTCTGCGATCTGCGAGAATTTTTCGTAGACACCGAGCAGCTCCTGCGCGTGACTGTCAGCGTTGAAGAACACGATCGGCGGCTGGCTGTTGTTCGACCCCAGCGGGTCGGTCGTCACGTGCCAGCGCTTCCACGGGTAGAGCTCGTCGCCGTCGGTGTTGTCGGAGATGCGGTCGTCGTTGACGGTGACCTGAGGTCCTGATGCAATCGACATGTTGTTGATGAGGGACCGCAGGGCTGCGTTAGCAGCTTCACCCACGTCGGTGAGGATATCGGGCAGCGCATTACCCACGACCGTGCCGGGGACTTTTTCAAAGGACGTAACATAGTAGTATGGCCGCTTCCTGAGGCTCGGCGACTGCTGCACCTTGATGATGTAGCGGCCGATCTTGAAGGCGTCGACGAAGTAGTCGCGCAGCGGGTCCTCGACCTGCATGCCGTAGTCCTGCAGCATCGTGCCCTGCACGTAGCCGTGGTACTCGAGCATGTCGATCAGGCCGGACTCGTTCATCCGCGGGTCTTCGCGGCTCTCCATGATGGCGCGCGGCGTGTCGACGGTGGAGGCGTTGGCCTCGACGTAGCCGGACCGCCCGTACCACTTCAGCACCTCGGAGATGGCAGCTTGGTTGTAGCCCGGCAGGCCAATCAGCTCGTTCAAATCCGAGCGGGTCAGCCGCGATCGCTCGATGACGGCAGCGTCCTTGATGTTGGACACGCCCGGCGTCCACCAGATGTCGAACGGGCTGACCCGGTTCCAGAACATCTTCGGCTTGTTGATGACGACCGCCTTGCCCTGCTGCCACGTTACCTGCGGGGTAACGCGAACCACCGGGCCCTTGATGCAGGCGAACGGGAACAGCGGGATGTCGGTCAGAAGAGCGGACAGCGCCTCGTAGAACTCGCCCTCGACCAGCAGGTCGTCGAGCTTCTGGAATGCCTTCTCGGCCTCCTCGCGCGCCTTCTTCGTCGCCGCCTTCTTGGCGGCGTTGAACAGCATGTGCATGCGGTCGCGTATCTGCTCGGGAGAAGGGGGCGGCTGCAGGCCGCGCGCTGCATTGCCAACCTCAGCCTCGATCAACTGACTGATCGCAGCGGTCAAATCATCAGGCAGGACCGGGTCGGGGGTGGGTTCCAGCCCCCAAGGCTTGTCGGTGTTGAGGTAGATGTCGCGCAAGAGCGAGGTTGCACCGCGACACTTCGTGGCAATCAGGCGGGCGTAGATTTGCGAGCCGCCAAACTTGCGTATCTCCATCAATTTTTGGCTGTCGTACTGGCCGTTGAAGACCCGCATCGCCTGAACGAGCCGATCGCTCCAGCCCGACGCGCCGTCGCGGTGACGGCTCATGATCGAGAACTGGTTGTCGATGAAGGAGGCGAGGCTGAGCTGGATGTTCGTGTTCGCAGCTTCGTCGACGGCGACGCGCTGCTGATCGTCCTGCGCTTCCTGCGCGAGGAGCCCCTCCGGTGACACGAGTCGCAAGCCTGCCATGGGGCGGCAGTATTACGCTTCCCGCTGCGTTACGTCCAGCCTGCCGCCGATACCCGGGACTGGAGGGGCTTACTGCGTTTCGGCCGGATGCGCTGCGCGATGGCGTGCACCATGCCCGAGTTCATGACCAAGGCGACGTACTGCAGATCGTCCATCAGGTCGCTGTAGGGGTGGGTCTTGTCGGGCAGGGGTTTCGTTACCCCTGCCTGCGTTTTCGAGTAGCGATACGCACCGGCAAGGGAACGTATCGTAATAGGGCACAGGTCTTCGTCGATGAGAACGGCACCCTCGCCGTCGCGCTGCTGCAGGAGAACGCTTTCCACGGCTGAAATGCGTGGACTGACATTGTTGGTCGGAGCCGGAAAGGCAGGGAGCCCGAGACGCTTGAGGACATCGAAGTGGTTCTCCTCGTAGATCGTGTCCTTGGAGATGCCGCTGGGGTCGCCGACCACTGCGTAACGGTGGCCGGCGTAGCGGTCGCTGAACAGGCGCGGCTTGAGGTTGCGCGTGATGTGCAGCTCCAGCCCGATGTCCTCGGCGATCACCTCCTCCAGCACCATCAGCTGGCCCTTGTGGTTGGGCTGGCAGATCAGCGAGCAGGGGCTGCGGCCGAAGTCCTGCCCGATGATCAGCGGATAGCCGTTGACGGGGACAAGTCCCCGACGGACGTGGAAGGCGCGCTTGTAGGAGCCGCGGAAGACGGCGGCGCCCGACGGGTCCTCGCCGTACTGGGCACGCACATAGCGGTTGACCCAGTTCTCGTTGGGGTTCTCCGCCAGCCGCTGGTAGTAGTTGGGCGGCAGGTTCTCGACGTTCTCGGCCTGCGGCGAGAGCCCGTCCGGCTGCCAGAACACCGCCCAGTCGGCCGGGCGGACGTTCTCGAACATGTTCCACCAGTCGGAGTTCTCCACCGGCGCGTTGCTGTCGCCGATCATCCCGAACCACGTCGGCCCGCCCTCCGCCTTGGACGGGAAGCGGCCGCAGCGGCCGGCGATGGCGCCGACGAGGTCGGGGCTGATCTCGGTGAACTCGTTGACCGCTGCCGCCGTCAGCTGCATCGACAGCAGCCGCTTCTGGTCCTCCTCCTCTTCGAGGGGGATCAGATATATCTCGACCCGCACGTCGTTGAACTCGAGGATCACCAGCTGCTCGCTCACGCGGTAGGTGGCGAACAGCCGGAACCACGAGAGCAGGTCGAGCAGGATGGTCATGCGCAACTGGCTGAGGGTCTGGCGCACGATCGCCCAGCGCGTCCTGCGGATGCCGTCCGGCCCCTTGGCCTGCTGGATGCCCCTTCTCAGGATTTCGATCAGGATGCCGGTCGTTTTGCCGGAGCCGATGGGTCCGATGATGAAGCGGATGAACGCCTCCGAGGTCATGAACCTCGCGACGGTCGGCGGGGCGGTGTAGTTGATGCTCAAGCGGCAGCCTTTGCCTGTGCGATCAGGTGGTAGCGGGCGTAGCGCTTGCCGGTGTGCTCGTTCTTGACGATCTCGGTGTAGATGTCGTGCCCGGCCTCGCGCAGCCGGAAGATGCGCGCCGCCAGCCTGAAGATGCCGTAGTGGTTAAGCGCCTCGAGCGGCGTGATCGGCCCGATGCGGATGAGGTGGTCGAGGACGATCGCCTCCTGTATCGGACTCGCATGGTCACGCATCGGGTATTGCTCCCGGTGTTACGTCGATCATCGGCTTGGCGGTGGCATCGAGCGAAATGGGGACGGCAGAGCCGATGTTCAGAGTGATGTGGAAAGCACCGCCTTCCGCAGAACCCAGCTTGCCGGCCCCATCGAGCTCGCCGAGCCGAGCAAGGAACTTACCGGCTTCGACGCGCTGCGACAGCGGGATGTCGGGGTCGCCGATATCCCTGATGTAGGTCTCCAATTGCGTTTCCAGCCCGGTCTGCGCCTTGATCTTGATGCGCTGCGCGGTGTTCTCCGCGCTGGACCAGCTGCGCTGCATCTCGCCGAGCATGGCGACGAAGCGCG